TCCAGTTGACCCAGAGGCAATAAGAGATGCTAGAGTAGAAAGCCCAGAAACTAATAATTTTTTTACAGTTTATACCAATGTAGGCACTGGTAAACTGGGCACACAACTAGATTCTTTTGAATTGACAGCAAGCATAGGAGCAGTCACAGTAACAACATGAGTTTTACATTAGCAACATTAAAAACAGCAGTACAAGATTATTTGCAAGTATCTGAAACAACTTTTACAAATCAGTTACCTAGATTTATACAAGAAGCAGAAGACAGAATATTTAATTTAGTACAACTGCCTTTTCAAAGAAAAAATGTACAAGCAACTTTAACTGTGAGTAACAGGTTTTTAGCCACACCTACAGATTTTTATGCTCCATTCAGTTTAGCTGTTATCAACAGCAACACTTATGATTATTTAGATTTTAAACACCCATCTTTTATAAAAGAATATGCTCCCTCATCAACTGCTACAGGACAACCAAAGTATTATTCACAGTTTGATGATACTTCATTTGAGCTTGCTCCAGTTCCTGACTCAGCATATACTATTGAATTACATTATTTGTATAAACCAGCCTCTTTAACAAGTGGTAGTGACAGTGGTACTACAATACTAAGCACAGATTATCCTGATGCTTTATTGTATGGTGCTTTAGTAGAAGGAGCTGTCTTTCTGAAAGAACCCCCTGATGTCATTGGTCAATTTGAGGCTAGATTTAAGGAGGCAGTAAGCAGAATGAAAACCCTATCAGAAGGTCGTGGCACACGAGATGAATATAGGTATGACCAGTTGCGAACTGGTGTATCTTAATGCAACCCATTGAATCACTAGAAGGCAAACGTATTGCCATAGTAGGACTTGGTATATCACAAGTGGATTTTGCTGTTGGTTTGCAGAATGGCAAAACTTGGGATGAAGTTTGGACAATCAATTCAGCTGCTGCTGTTTACAAAACAGACAGAATGTTTATGTTAGACCCAGCAAGCAGATTCTTTGATAGTAATGATGCTGGCAAACAAACAAGTGCACTGACCAGAATATTGCCAGATGCTGATTATCCTATTTACACATGTGAGCTAGATGAAAGAGTACCCAGTGCTTTGGTTTATCCTATTCAAGATGTTTGCAATGCTACTAAATGTGCTTATTTAAACAACACAGTAGCTTATGCTATAGCTTTTGCACTTTTCAATAAAGTTGGAGCTATTGACCTGTATGGTATTGATTTTTCTTACAAAGAAAATATGCACTTTGCAGAAGCTGGTAGAGCTTGTGTTGAATTTTGGATATGCAAGTGCATGGAAGCAGATATAATTGTAGGGATTAGTGCAAGGTCAACAGTGTTAGACTCTAATGTTGTTGCAACTGACAGACTTTATGGTTTTCATAGATTAGATAAACCATTAGTTGCAGTGCCACATGAGGGTAAATGGATTATTGAACCATTTGCAGATATAGATGAAAAATTAGCTGAACATGGTTTGGTCTTACATAAAGATGATGAGCCACCAGAACCATACAAAGGATGAATGATAGTTTTATAAAGTTAGGTGAAGTTGGGGTACACACCACACAAAACAAAGGACATGACCCTGAGTTTTGGGCTGAACAAGCTACAAAGAAAATTTGTGCAGTATCTATGGAAGCACCTGAACATGTAAAACAACAAGCATTAGCTTTCCAAAATCAAGTTTATACTGTAATCTTACACTCTATAAAGAACGCAATAAATTCTAAAAATGTGACATATGTGAATTTATTAAGGCAACAAGGTCATGAAGACATGGCTAACATAATAAAGGAGCTTTAAGAAATGGCTATAACATCAGCAATATGCACAAGTTTTAAACAAGAAATACTTGTAGAAGGGCACAACCTTACCAATGGAGCAGACGCAATTAAATTAGCTCTGTACACCTCTTCTGCAACTTTAGGAGCTGGAACAACAGTTTATGTAACAACAGGTCAAGCAACAGGAACAAACTACACAGCTGGTGGTTCTACTTTGACTAATGTTACACCTTCTACTTCTGGCACTACAGCTATAGTAGATTTTGCAGATTTAACTTTTGGTACTGCAACAGTAACAGCTAGAGGTTGTTTGCTTTACAACAGCACTAATGGAAATAAAGCATTAGCTGCTATTGATTTTGGAGGAGACAAAACAAGCACAGCTGGAGACTTTACAGTAGTTTTTCCAGCAGCTAGCGCCACTGCTGCAATTATCAGAATAGCTTAAATACAATTTTGTAATGGTAGAGTTAGAAAATGCCACTGACAAAATTAACATTTAAGCCGGGCATCAACAAAGAAGAAACAAACTATGCCAATGAAAATGGTTGGGTTGATGGCAATTTAGTTAGGTTCAGAAAAGGTGGTGTTGAAAAACTAGGTGGTTGGGCTAAAAAAAGCTCCAATGTAATACAAGACACTGCAAGAGCTTTACACAGTTGGATTTCTTTAGGTGCTACAAGATATTTAGGTATTGGAACTACATCTAAATATTACATTGACAGTGGTGGTAATTATAATGATGTGACACCAATAAGGGCTACCACTACAGATGGTATAACTTTTTCAGCTACAAATGGCTCTTCAACAATCACTGCAACAGATTCAAGTCATGGTGCTTTAGTAGGTGACTTTGTAACCATATCAGGTGCTGTTTCTTTGGGTGGCAACATAATTGCTAATGTCTTGAACCAAGAATACAAAATTACTGGTGTTCCTACAGTTAATACTTACACTTTTACAGCTGTAGATACAAGTGGTGATACTGTTACTGCTAATGCCAGTGATAGTGGTAATGGAGGTTCTGGGGTAGATGGTGTATATCAAATCAATTCAGGTTTAGATGTTTTTGTTCAATCTGCTGGTTGGGGTTCAGGAAATTGGAGTGCTGGTGGATTTGGTGCAACCAGTGCTTTATCTGATACAGGTCAGTTAAGGTTATGGACACATGACAACTTTGGAGAAGATTTGATTATAAACCCTAGAGCTGGTGGCATTTATAGATGGGTTGAAAATGATGGTTTAGATACAAGAGCTGTAAGTTTATCAGGCACTACAGGTGCTAATCTAGTGCCAACAAAAGGTTTACAAGTTATCACATCAGAAACAGACAGACATTTAATAGTGCTAGGAGCAGACCCAATAAGCAGCGGTGCAAGAACTGGTGCTGTTGACCCCATGTTGATAGCTTTCAGTGATACAGAAAATGCTTTGGAGTTTGAACCATTAAGCACAAACAGTGCTGGAGATGTCAGATTATCTAGTGGCTCTACTATTGTTGGAGGTTTAAAATCAAGACAAGAAATTTTAATTTGGACTGATACAAGTTTGTACAGCATGAGCTTTATAGGACCACCATTAACTTTTGCTTTAAATTTAATCAATGAAGGTGCTGGGTTAATAGGACCTAAAGCTATGGCAAATGCACCTACAGGTGTGTTCTTTATGTCAAAAAATGCTTTTTATTTTTACAATGGAGCTGTCCAAAAATTACCTTGTACTGTGCAAGATTATGTTTTTTCTGATTTAGACATATCACAAGCTTATAAATGTCATGTGTCTACTAACACTGAGTTTTCTGAGGTTTGGTTCTTTTATCCTTCTACAGAAGATGGTACTGATGAAATATCAAGATATGTTATATATAACTATGAAGAAAATTTATGGAGCATTGGTTCTTTAGTAAGGTATGCTTGGTTGGATGCTGGCATAGAAAACAAACCTATAGCTACTGGTAAAGACTCAGCTAAGAGCTACCTTTACTTGCATGAAACAGGCTTCAATGATGATGAAAATGCAATGGATAATGTTTTTGTGGAGTCAGCAGATATAGATATATCTGATGGTGAAAATTTTGCTTTTGTAAAAAAATTAATACCAGATGTGGCATTTGACAGTGAAATAGGAACATCTCCATCACCAGCTATGAATATAGTAGTAAAAAGAAGAAACTTTAATGGTGAAAGCTTGACTACTGATTCAACAACTCAGGTCACAAACTCTTCTACTTTTTCAAGTTTGAGAACCAGAAGTAGGCAACTGGTTTTAAGGTTTGAATCTGATGATGACAACACAACCAACAGAAAAGATTATAGATGGAGGTTGGGTGCAACCAGACTAGATGTACAACCTTCAGGTCGCAGATAATGGGTAAGTTGCTTGAAACTAGATTGCCTGTAGCTCAAGGAGATATGGTTTCTATAGACACATTTAACAGACTTGTGCGTGTATTAGAGTTGAATCTCAATGCACATGACCCTGACAGAATAAAACATTATACAAATACTCAGACCTCTGAATTGCAATTTGCTACAGGTCAGATTATATTTAACTCTACAGTAGAGGTTCATCAAGCTTTTGATGGTACAGAATTTAGAAATCTTTATGAACACAATACATATCTAACTGGTGTTAGTGCTACAATGAGTGTTGGTTCATTATCAGTTACAATAGGTTAATAAT